CTACCTTTGACCGATCAGGGCGTCCTCAATGGGCTGTAAAACTCTACGCGCCTCATCCGCATCGAGGCAGTCCGCTGCCCAGACTGAGCACATCGCCTGCCACAAGTGCTGCCCTGGAATCAGCAATGCGCTCCCTGCGGCGGACACCCATTGGTGATGGTCATCGTGAGTCATTGCCATGCTGCACGCATCAGCCACTTGGGCAAAATCCCTTCCGAGTCTGTGATACAAGGCTCCCCAGTTGATGGCACTCAACGCCTCGAACACGACACGCTCGGGCGCATCATCGCCTGGCAAAAGCGTGCATCCTCTTGCAGGCGCATTGTCGCCGTCCAAATAGACACATGTCGGCCGTGGGAAGCGGTTGCCAGCGGCGATCTCACCTAATGAACGGCCGAGATTCGCCGCGCCGAACGGAATAACACGGCAGCGGCGCGCGAACTCCCTTCCCCAATTTGAAAGCACCTCGATGAATAGAGCCTTAGCAGCTTCATCTTCGACGAAAACCTCGCAATCAGGATAGGTCTCTTCGTCCATCTCTGTCATAGCGAAATTTGCGCTAACGCCGCTAACAATCTGCCGACTTTCGCCTCGCCCTAAAATATAGAGCCGAGCCTCAAGCGGCAGCTCGTCAAGGACATAGGGGGAGTGAGTCGTGACGATGATCTGCGCTTGCCGCTCACGGCAGATCTCTGCGAGGGCGCGTATAAGGCGACGCTGGGATCTTGGGTGCAGCGACGTTTCAATCTCGTCAATAATCAACATTCCATATTCGTTGATATCCGTCTGGAGAAATTCGAGCATGGTGGTTTCTCCGGTGCCTTGATGAAAGCCAGAATACGAGTGGCCTTCCACAGTTAGCACGGGGATCTTCCTCTTCGGATCTACGCTGCTAAGGGCCATTTTTGCGGCCCGATAACTCCGCCCCATAATGGTAGAGAGTCGCTCAACACGGCGTTGTTCAAATTCGGTAGCGGATGTCTCCGTGTGTGTACTTTTGGCAATTTTTGAATATCCAACGCGAGCGGCGACCGGCTGTATGCGCCGCAGGTCAACATAGTCGACATCGCGGGTTGGCCGCTCATCGTTGCCAAGCCAACGCGTAGTGGGCTTTCTAACAATTCCAGATCGTGACGATTCTCCTTCCCTATAGGAATATCGGATCTGTGCGTTTCGAAAATCATCCCATGCCGTTCTCGGAAAAAAATCAGAAGCAAACCGCGTAAATTTCTTATTGCGCCCCTTATAGACACTTGCTGCAGCTTGGATGATGGAACTTTTCCCGGAGCCGTTCTCTCCGACAATTGCAACGATAGGAAATTTGAATTCGACCTTCTGCCCCTTCCAGCCCCGAATATTATTAATCTCAAGCGCCTCTAGACGCTTCGGCCAGCCACCGCCGCTATTCCAGCGTGCCTGGAGTCGGCGCATCTCGTTGCTGATAGCCATCCAACCCTCCAATCGACGGCCGCGATCCGCCGCGGCGACGCCACGGAGGCCACATTAATATCTCTGTGGAAAAATTAATAGCCTGTTTTGGCCGTCGCCGCCGAGTAGAGCTGCACCGCGATGCTGCTTGTCACGCACCCACCTAACATGAGAGCCCCGCTCTGGCGGGCCCTTCGCCTCCGACATCCGGCCGCGAGATCCAAAAAGGGGTGCCGTCACCCCTGTTCTTCTACTTACGATAGCAGTCCGATAGCCGCGAGCGCCGCTCTCGACACCCAGCGCTCGGGCCCGGCCCGGATCCCCCCTCACCATGTTCCGGGTCGGGCTGCTCGCGCCTTTTTTCACGAAAAGCAAGAATCGTACATACATGTTCCCCCTTCCGCCTTGTTGGCTACGGAGGCGCAACTGGGAAGGGGAAGCATCCATGGAAGACGACGACAAACCGACGATCCTTGTCGTTGAGGACGAATTTTTTATCGCCGCACTCATTGAGGATGCATTGACCGCAGCCGGCTTCCAAATCATCGGCCCGGTGCCGAGATTGGCGGACGCGGTCGAAGTCGCTAAGGCGAAGAAGTTCAACGCAGCGCTGTTGGACATCGAACTGGCGGGCGGCGAAGAGGTCTTCCCTGCGGCGGAGGTACTGGCAGAGCGAGGCATACCCTTCGCGTTCGTCTCCTCCCGCCCGAAGGACCAGATTGACCCCCGCTTTGTCGTGCGGCCCGTGCTCAAGAAGCCGTTTAGCACGCCTGACCTACAGGCGCTGGCGACTAGCCTTATCAGATGAACGAATCTCGCCGCTGCCTCAGATGTCCGCTATGTATTGCGCAAGGACGTGCCGAGCCGAACCGGGCGGCTCGAACTCTGGTGCAAACACATGCCTGATTGTCGCGATGCCGAGGACTGGACCGTCGAGCCGTCCGGCTATGGCGGCGGCTCTGTCGTCTGCGGCTCCTATCGCGCGCGGTACAAGACCGACCGCGCCGGCGTGGTCCGCATCATGTGGATCGATGCGCCCGAACCGGGGTCGGATTACGGAGATATCGAGCGGGCCGCGGAGGATGCGTGCCGCAGAGCCGCCGGTCGGCCATAGGCGATGAGGCGCCGCTTGAGCGGCTTCAGTCTCAGACGTGCGCCGCCGCTGCATTCGCCCGCAGATTCTCGATCAATCGCACCGCCTTCTGCGCCTCGAGCAACGCCGCCAGGATCTGTTCCATCGGCGACCCCGCAGCGATCAGCGCGTCCACAGCATCCAGAGCCGCATCAGCAGCGACCCGGCCCTTGACCAGCAGGGCGACGACGTTCTGGTTGCTGCAGGGCTGCGGCACTCCTTCTCCGCAGCGCGGAAAGGCGGCGTAGAGGTCGACGAACAGGCTGGCGGTGGCGAGATCCACCCTTGCGGCGTCCACTCGCTGCTTGATCGTCGCGTCGCTGCCCACGCCCACAGACGCACAGCCGACCAAGCCGCCACCAAGAAAGAGAAGCGCCAGCGCGAAGGCGAAGAGCGTCGCGACCGGGTGCGACCGCATGCGGTTCCCGGCGCTGTCGACCGGCTTGTTCGATGGCAGGTAGATCGCGAGCCAGCCCAGCCCGTAGGACACTGCCGCGGTGATGATCGCGCCGATCGCGCCGGACAACTCGGCGTCGCTCGGCAGCGCGATGGTGCCGGTCCAGCGGCCGACGATGTAGGACACCAGCACGATGACGGCCGGAACGAGGGCGCCGACATTGGCCTTGGTGGCAGTCTGCGGCATGCCGGGATAGGGAGAGTTCGCCATGGGTCTGCCCTCCTTGGACAGCAAAAAGCCCGCGCGAGGCGGGCGGAAGGGGCCGATTTCCTCGACCCGGATTCAGGGTGGATTCAGGGGGTAAAGCCTAGCGCTCCTGCGGCTTTCGGGGCCGATTCGCTCTGGTGGATTCAGGCATCCAGCTCCGCCAGCGCATCCCTGATCCGCTCCCAGGTGTCGCCGTCGGCGATGCCGCTGGTGACGAGGCCGTTCGCAGATTGGAACCGCCGGACCGCCTCCGCCGTGAGCGGTCCGAGGTCGCCGTCGACCCGCAGCCGCGGCTTGGCGCCGAGACGGTTGAGGGCGGATTGGAGGGCCGAGATTGATGCCTCGATGTGGGGCAGAGTGGCACCGCCCGTCTTGCCCGTGCGCATCATCGCCTCCAGCCGCACGGCTCTTGCGCCAACCTGGAAATGCCATTTGCTGACGGCCATCTGGTCGGCGGCCTTGACATAGTCGCCGGCCTTGATCGCCGCCAGCGTGGCTCGGAACGTCCGCAGGGTCGGCATGCCCATGTTGAACGCCATGTTGGCCAGCACCTGCTTGCGCACGCCGTCCAGGCCTGCGACCCATGGCAGCTCGCCCAGCAGCTCGCCCTCGACCTTGGCCAGGTCGTGCTCGAGCAGCATCTCGGCCTCGTCCTCGGTGATGCCGCCGCCCTTCCGCTTGTCGATCAGGCGGCCGATGCCGATCGTCCAGTAGCCCAGGCTGTCCTGGTAGGCATGCGAGACGAAGCCCTCGTCCACGCGCAGCTGGGCGCGCACCGCGGCGCGTTCGGCGTCGGTCAGCAGCATCGTCATCTCCTACTTGGTTGCGCCGCGGCGCGCGGCCCGAACGGCGGTCGAGCGGCGCGCCTCGCACTCGGCGATCGCCGCCTCCGCCTTGGCGCGATCCGCATGGCGGCCGGCCACCTGCTCGGCCGCGCTGGTCGGGAGCGTGATCGGATCCCACGCCGGCGGCTCGCACTCGACTCTCGCCGCCTTCGGCACGAACGTCTGTTTGGCCGGCCTCGTGTCGACCGGCGCCATGACGGGCCGCTCCACGATCGTCTCTCCGCAGCCGGCGAGCAGCAGGAGGACGACCGGCAGGCGGGTCACCTCGTGGGCCTCGCCGGCTTGACCAGGCTGTTGAGCGTTTCTTCCATCGTGTCGACCCGGCCCGTCAGGTTGTCGACATCGCTGCGCAGGTCGCCCACCTGGGCGCCGGTGGCGAACCCGGACTGCGTCTGGCGCATATCGTCCTGGACTTTCTTCGCGTCCTCCTGCGCCTTCTTCACGTCCTCGACGCTCGCCTTGAGCTGCGCCTGATCGTTGCCGAGCTGCCGCACCTGCCCTGGCAGCCCGCTCAACGTGTCGACCTTGTCGCCGATCCAGTTCACGCCCCACGCGATGCCGGCCGTCATGGCCGCCATGGCGATGCGGTACGTCCAGTCGGCACGCTTCGCGGTGTCCGGCATGCTGGTCCCCTCTAGGCAGGCAGGCATGAAAAAGCCCGCGCGGGGCGGGCGTAACGGATCGGCGACATCGCGCTATTATTGGCAGTTGCTTTCGGCTCAGAATTCTGAGCCCGAGGGTCGCGTGTTCGACAACGACGACGACAGCGACGATCCTACCGACAGCCCCCTTAATTGGCGGCCGATAGTGTGGCTGCTCCTTGTCGCCATCCTTTCCGGCCTGGCTCTTGCCCTCACGGGATGACGGCGCCGTGGATCCGAAGCATCTCGGTCCGGATGTCGGCGATGCGCGCGTTCATGCTCGCCTGAGACATCAGGGTGTTGAACACACCGAAGACACCAAGGATGCCGATCACGCCCTTGGTCGACGTGCGGTTGTCGCCAAGCATCAGCGTCCGCAGCGGAGCATTCCGCGCTCCGATGACCGCTGACGTGGCGCTGCCGCCCGTGTTGCTAGTCAGGAAGTTGACGGCCGCGGCAGGTGGAGCCGACATCGTCCGGAAGGCCATGATATGCCAGATGTTCTTGGCACGGGTTAGCGGCGTAGACCCCACGATTGTGCCGCTGGCCGGGATCGCCTGGGCGACATACTGGCCGCCAGACCCGACATTCCAGCGCAGGGCGTTGCCGACGTTGCCGCTTAGATCCAGGTCGCTGATCACGTAGCCGTCGGCCGCCGCGGCATTGTCGACCTTGATGGCGCCGATGAAGGTCCAGTCGTAGGACGGCATCACCAGGTCGATGCTGAACCCAGACACCGCGCCAGGCAGGATCAGGCCGCCGGCGCCGAAGTCGCCCGCGTCGACCCCGAGCATGTTATGCCCGTGCCCGGACTGATCGCCGATCGTCTTGCCATCGAAGCAGGCGATGCAAGTCGGGTCGGCGGCCAGAAGGTTCTCGCCGAAGACCGAAGGGAGCGCCGTGTTGGAGTCCGTGACGCGGAGAATGCTGGCCATGCTGTGCGCTCCTCAGGAGAAGGTCTGGATGAAGTGGCAGAGCCAGTTCTTGTATGTCCCGGTCCGGCTGTCCCGGATGCAGGTCCGTGGCTGGTTGGCGATCAGCTTGGTGCCGACATAGCCGACCTGCGCGGCCTTCAGTGTTCCGGTCCCCACCAGAGCCCGCGTGAAGGTGAAGGCGAGCTTGGTGCCGCCGCTCACCAGCGTGACGGTATCGACCGGCAGATCGCCGCTGCCGTCGCTTGCCGTGAAGCCGTAGTCGCCAGGATCCGGCATCGTCACCGTGTCGATGACCATTGGCGGCACCGGGATGTGGAAGCCGATCGTCAGCGTCGTGCCGTTCCAGGTCACGTCGGCTCGATTGGGCCGCAGCGCCAGCGCACCATGGCCGAAGCACTGCCGCAGGATACCGGGCGCGAAATAGTTGTAGCCGAAGTCGTAGTAGCCCTGACCGACGAAATGGGTCAGGTCCGGATCATACAGGTTGCGCATCGGATAGTCCGGCCCGACCAGGCCGAAGCGATCCGGGAAGGTCTCGACCTGCTGGAGCATCGCTAGGCCGGACATCTGGTTGCCGCTGCTGAAGGCCGACGGCTGCGAAACGAGGAGGGGGTGTTTACCGACCTGACCGGTGATCGCTTGGTAATCAGCTTCCTTGTCGGCCTGCCACTGCGCGAGGTCGGCGGCATAGGTCAGGCTGGCGCCGTCGGCCTCGCCATGCTTCAGCACCGTGCAGAGCGCGACCGGCGTCCACCCCTTCGCCTGGGCGATGGCGCAGATCTTGGTCATCGCCGCCATGTCGTCGGTGTAGGGCTGCGTACCCTTCGCGAGGCCGCTGTACGGCGTCCCGCCCTCGCCGATGACGTAGAAGAGGATGCGCGGCTTGACGGCCATCACGGTATCGAGCTGCGCCAGGATGCCGGCGCCGATGCCCTCGCACACCGTCACGCCATAGTCGGCGCCGCCCGTGCCGGTCATGGAGACCAGCGGGCCGAAATCGGTGATCGTGTTCGGGTCCAGCGCCGGGATGGTGCCGGCATCCGAAGGCCGGCCGAGCCGCACGTCGAGGCCGGAGACCTTCAGGATCCGGTCTGGATACGGGTTGACCAGCATGCCGCCTGACAGCGGGTTGCCCCTGAAGCCGACGGCAAGGCTCTGGCCGTTCACCGGGATGATGAACAAGAACTCCGGCGAGGACGGCACCGCCAGCGCAAGGGCGCCGCTCACCGCGACCGGGGTGGACGAGATCATGTAGGGCCGCGTGGTCAGCGCCATGTCGCGCTTGGCGTTCTGGCGCGGCCAGACCTGGGTGAAGTCGTAGGGCGCCGGGTCATAGACCGTCCGCGTGCCTTCGGCCCCATACTCGATCAGCGCGCCGGCATTGAGCCCGGTCGGCGTCAGCTCGGCGTCGGAGATGCTGCCGGATGCTCCGATCAGCGATTCGACCTGGGCAATCTGCGCGTCCGACAGAACGCCAACCTCCTCGCCGACCAGGAAGTATTTCCCTGCGGCGTCGCCGTTGATCGGGTCGCTGCCGCGGCGACCGAAGATCACGCCCCAGCCGGTCGAGACGATCGCCCATTCCCAATAGATGTTGCTGATGGCTTTCAGGTCGACGCCGCCGGCCGAGAGGCCGTTGGCAAACTGGATAGTCCCGTCGGCCGCCGCCGTGATCTGGGCGACCAGCGGGTCGATCAGCGCCTGCAGGGACGCGATGCGGTCGGTGCCCTGAAGCCAGACGTTGCCGCCGTCGTCCCAGATCCAGACGGTCGGGAAGTTGTTGGTCTCGACCGGGTCGGCATAGATCAGGGCCGCTTGGCCATCGTCCTGCGTCGTGTCGGCGTCCATCGTCGCCTTGTTGACGTAGGTCTCCATCCCGTTGGATTCGGCCAGCGCCTGGACGAACCGCGACCACCGGCGGATGTCCTGCTTGGCAGGCTCCTTGACGGTTCCGTCCAGATTGAAGTCAGCCCAGATCTCATCGGGCAGAGGGATTGCCGCCATGGTGCCGGATCTCCGTCAGGGTGTCGTGTAGAGCCGCCCGGGCGGCGAACTCAGGTGACCGTCGTCCAGCCGCTCTTGGCCTGGATGGTCGCGGTCGCGGGCTTCGTCGTGCCCCATTTGACCTGCTCGATGACCCCATTCAGGGCCGAGCTCGTGTTGATGCTGATCGTGATCTTCGCCGGAGTGCCGGTCGGGACCGCGCCAGACACGTCAGTGACGGTCGCCAGGCCGTTGGCTGAGAATCCGAAGTCGTTGGCCTTGAAGCCGTAGACCCCTGTCGTCATGTTCGTGGCGGTCAGTGCCTGAGAGGCAAGCCCGGTCGCGGCGGCGGCAACCTGGGTCAAGCCGCGAAGGGCTGTCGCCGTCGTGAACTGGATCAGGTTGGCATCGTTGGTCGTGGTCTGCAGTGACCCGACCACGATGCCGCTGTTGGTGACGCCGGCGGCGACCTTCGCGCGCGCACCGAAGAAGCCTTCCGTTGCATTGAAGTCGGCGCCGACGGTGCGAGTGATCAGCGGCGCATTGCGGGCCGCGGTCGCTGCGTTGACTACGATCGGCGCCGTGTCGAAGGCGCCGTTTTCGAGCTGGTTGAGAATGAAGTAGATCGCCGCCCCCGCCGGCGCCGCGATGCGCATCTGTTCGCTGGTCGCCGCCGCGGTCCTGCTGCCGCCGACGCGGGCGTATGGCGTCGACGCCCCGAACGACACCGCCGTGACGCCGCCGATCTCGATTCTCCCGGCCGAGCCCCGGTAGACGATGGAGCCGCGGCACGCGCCAACGACCGCCACCGTGCCGCTGATCGTGGCAAAGGCGTCGGTCGAGCCGGCGCTGTTGTCGAGCTTGTAGACGAAGCCGTTGATCGTGGCCGCGGTCAGCAGGGCGTTCAGGATCGACCCGCCACCCATGTTCGCGCTGTCGTCCACCCGGGTCAGCGTCGCCAGCACGTCGCCGCTCGGCGTGACGCCGGTCAGGTCGGTCGGGTTGGCATTGCGGTTCGTGCAGCGGTTGGTGCGGTTCTCCCACAGCTCCAGGCCGCGGTCGCACAGCGGCGCCGTGTTGGCGGCGATCGGATGCAGCGAGCCGTTCGCGTTGGTGACGATCTGGGCCGAGGTCGTGATCGTGTCGAAGATGCCGGCCAGGGTCGAGCCGGCGCCATTGAGGCGATAGTTGCCGCCCCTGAAGTCGGCATGGCCGCTCGCGTCCGGGTCGTACCAGACCACTGTCAGCGTCACCGAGCCCGACGCCGCGCTCTCGTTGCCCCCGACCGTCGCGGTCGCGGTAATCGACTGCGCGCCGCTGCCGAGCGCGATCAGGGCGACCGACCAGTTGCCGGAGCCGTCGGCCGTCGTCGTGACGTTCAGGACCGCGTTGGCAAAGACCTTAACCGTGGCGCCGGCGACAGCCGTGCCGGCGACGGTCGGGTTCGTCTGGCCGATCGTGGCCGGCGACGTGGTGATGACCGGCGCCGCCGGCGACACCTCCGCCAGCACCCCCCCCGCCGCCGCGCTCGCCACATTCGACCCGTTGCTCGAGGTTGCGAAATACCACCAGTCGCCGGGCGGCGGCGCGTCGATATACGTCTGCGTCGACAGCGGCGCGCAATACAGCGGCCCGTTGATCAGCGTCGCCCCGGCAAAGGTGCTGCTACCGTTCCGGTAGAAGCGCAGCGCCACATGCTTCGGGTCGTTCGGCGCCTTTGCCGACACCGTCACCTGCCCCGTGGCCGGCGAGTTCGCCTGGGCCGTCAGGTTCGTTGGCGATGCCGGCGCGACCGGGTCGGCCACCGCGGTGATCGGCGCCGCCGTCACCCAGTCCGACGCGGTGTTGCGCGACCCGACGAAGCGCACCTCGCCACGATAGGCCTTGCCGTCCTCGAGCGGCGGCGTCTCGAAGCTGGTGGCGTCCGGCTCCACCCGCACCATCTGCAGGGCGCCGGCGGGGTCCTCGCGCCACCGGCCCTGCGCCTGCAGCGATGCGCTGTCCGGCGCATCCCACGACACCACCATGGTCGCCACGACCGTCTGCGCATTCTGCTGCCGGTGCATGATAGCGGCAACAACGCCCGTCGGCTCCGGCGTGTCCGGCACCGGCGGCGGCGGCAGAGGGATGTCGGCCTTGTCCCGCTCGTCCTCCCCCGGGTCCCAGTCCCACCAGCCGTCATAGCTGGTCAGGTCCATCTCGACCGTCAGGTTCGCCGGGTTGAAGCGCAGGCCGGTCACCTCGAAGATCTGGTCGACATCCAGCTCGGTCATCACCAGCCGGATCCAGCGCTCGCCCCAGGCGTCCAGCAACTTCAGCGAGCCAGTGATCTTGCCGGCCAGCGTCGGGTTGCCGCGCATCAGCCCGGCCCGCGCCACGCGCTGCGCCTGGCCTTCCGCCGGCACGAAGCGCAGCTTGATCGCGCTGCTCTCCAGCCCGTTGCGGTCGATCGCATCCTGGTCGCGGTGTATGCCGGCCTCGACCTCGGCCCAGCTCTGGTCCGCCGAAACATAGGTGGCGCGTACCTCGTTGACCCGGTCCAGCGCCGTGACGCCGGGCCCGAAGTCAAAGCCGATGATATGGTCTTCGGTCACCCTCACGGCCGCCGCCGGCATGCCGGCCACGTCGGCCCCGGCCACCTTGCCGGCGCCGACGGACAGGCCCAGCCGCCCGTCAGGCCCCTGGGTCAGGCGGCCGGCGCAGGCGTCCAGCAGGTCGGACAGGACCGACTTGCGCTCCTCGGTCAGCTCATAGGCGCCGCAGGACCGCCAGCGCTTCTCGGTGCCGCCGGCCTTCTTCGGGATCAGCTGGTCCGACACGTCCGCCGCTTCGGCGAAGCTGTCCAGGTTCATGCGGGTGAAGGGCAGGCCGAACCCGACCGGCACCCCGAACTCCGTCCGGGTCAGGTAGTCCAGGATCACCAGCGCCGCGTTGTCCGACCACGTCCAGGTCGACTCGTCCTCCGGGTCATGCTGGCCCGGGCCGGTCCCTTCCAGGCGCGGGTCGAAGACCTTGGCGCCGCGCAGGGTCACGCGATAGGGCGGCGCGCCGTTGGCGAACACCTTCTGCTGCAGCTCCGCCTTCATGTCGGAATACTGCACATAGGTGCAGCACAGCCCCCGGCCACGGTGGTCCACCGTCCATTCGTCGGCGATGCCGGCGATGCTCTGGTCCGGCGTCCCCAGATAGTTCACCACCTTCACCGGCAGGATCGGGTCGTAGTTGTCGTAGACCCCGCTGTCGACAAAGCCGTCTTCGTCGATGGTGACCGGCTCGTCGGCCAGCCAGTGCTCGACGAACGCATCCACCTCATGCGCGCAATGGTTGGTGATCGCCTTCAGGTCGCCTTCGTCGGTGCTGACGAAATAGATGTACGCGCCGGCCAGGCGATAGGTGCCGTAGCAGCGGACCCGCGGCGGCACCGCCTGCTTCACGCTGGCGCTGCCATCGGCGAATTTCGGCTTCGGCGGCTTCGGCGCCAGCAGCATGCCGGCCAGGGTGCCGGCGATCGACAGCCCGGCGCTGATCGCCCCCAGGGTCCCCGCGCTTAGGGCCACGCCGGCGATGGTGATGCCGACGCCGGCGGTGGCCAGGCCGCCGGCGAAGGTCGCTCCTGCCGCCAGAACGATCGGAATGGCCATCGGCATGGGTTAGAGTCTCCAGGCCAGGGTCGCCGCCTGGCACTTCCACAACCCGTCGCCGGTCTTGGCCAGCCAGCTCAGCTGGCCACGGATCGCCATCGCCGGCCCGTCCGTCGTCTCGACGATGCCGACATCGCCAGGCAGCGCCGCGGCGGGATCGATCGGGGTTGCGCCGACACCGGCCAGGCCCTGCGCCGCGGCGCCGGCCAGGCCGCCCGGCACGCGGCGCAGCAGCCGTCGATAGCCCATCCGGGTGCGATAGCGGCCGCGCCACGCCGCCATGGCGTCGCGGCCGGTACGGGCCGCCACCCAGTCGGCCACCCAGGACGTGCAGTCCATGCAGCCGAACACGAAGGCGCTGGATGCGCCGACCCGGCAATGCACGGCGAGATCGGCTAGAAGCGTGGCCATGTCACCGCCCGGTCCACCATGCTCGGCACGAACTCCAGCGCCTTGTCGCCCGGATAGCGCCGCTGCTGGTCGCGGTCGGTCAGCATCCCGAACGGCGCCCGGCTGCGCTGCGCGAAGATCGTCTCGCAGGGCAGCGTGATGGTGCGCAGGATGCGGCCCTGGCCGACGAAGCTGGGGCGCTGCATGGTCCATTCCCCCAGCACCACCAGATCGTCCAGCGGCACGTCGCCCATCACGTCGGCCACCATGAACCCGATCCAGATCGTCAGCCTGTGCCCCTCGATCTCGCCGGCCGCCAGGTCCTCGCGCGCGGCGTTCACCACGCGGCTGTCGACGCCGGACATAGTCAGGGTCATCAGCGGGGCCGTGCCGTTCATCGCCTGCTGCAGCCCTTCGATCGATTGCAGCGGGCTGCCGCTCTGGTCGACCCGGCGGCCGATGCCATGCCACAGCTCGGCCTCGCGGGTCAGCGGCCCGTCGCCGGTCCACACCCGGATCGGCGCGGTCGCGAAATCGAACAGGACATACAGGTTGCACTTGACGTGGAAGCGCCAGTCCTGCGCCCGCACCGTCTCTGGAAACAGCGGCATCACCAGACCTCGACGAAGCTCAGATTGACGCTGCCGGTGTTGTCGATCTGCCGGTCATAGGCGCCGACGTCGTCGGCCACGAAACGCATCGGCGCCACCGGCTTCTCCCACTCCACCGGCGTACCCACCGGCGCCGCCTCGCGCAGCTTCGGGCGCACGGTCAGCAGCCATTCCTCGTTGGGAAGGGCCTCCGCCGCCATGATCCGGTGCAGCCAGGTGCCGATGCCGACAAACACGCCACGCACGATCGGCACGTTGACCGACCCGGCAAACACCCGGATCTGCGTCGCCCCCGTGGCGGCGTCGAGCACGACAACGGATGGAACGCCGCCCTGCTGGAAGCCGGAGCCATCGCTGTGCAGCGCGTGGTCGGGGGCGTAAGGAATGCCGCCGGTCAGATCGATGACGCCCTGCCCGTTCAGCGTGTCCCACGGGCCGATGAAGGTGTAGTTGGCCCGGCCCTCCATGTCGTCCACGAAGGCCCGCATCTCGCGGTTGGTGACGGGGCTGTAGACCATGAAGTTCATGTCGGCCAGCCAGCGCCCGGCGCCGACCGTCACCGCCAGTTCACCGCCGGTCAGCGTCTCGCCGCCCCCCACCGTGCGCGGTGCGATCCGCCACCTCTCCGTCTTCGGCGCCAGGATGGTGGCCGGAAACGGCACCAGCAGCATGTTCTCGATGATCATGCGAAGCGGGCCTCGTTCACCAGCACCGCGTGCGGCGCTTCCGCGATGGCGCGCTTGGCCGCGGCGTAGGCGGCATCGGCGATCGCCCGGTCGCCATTTGCCCCGGCTAAGTTGAGAGTCATGTGCATCACCCCGCCGCCGGGCCCGTTCGGGATGATCTGGCCGGACCGGGTCGGGGTGAACACCTCCGGCCCCTCCTCGCCGACCACATAGCTGCGGCCGGACGCCACGGGCCCGCCATCGGCCCGGAAGCCCAGGCTGCCGATCAGGCTGATCACGCTGCTCAGGATGCCGCCCCAGCCACCGCCGCCACCGCCGCCGCCCATGCCGGCACCGCCCCCGGCGCCGGGCTGGCCTTGCGAGAACAACGACGCCATCGCCCGCCCGAAATCCTCGGCTAGGCGGATCATCGACGAGAAGCTGACCTTGCCGCTGGACTGCATCTCGTCCAGCACGCCACCGACGCTATCGGCCAGGGTGGAGAACGCACGTTCCGTCGAGCTGGCCGCGGCCTGGGCCGGCTTCACCATGGTGTCGCCCAGCTTGGCCATCTCGTCGCCGATCTTGGTCACCATGTCCGGCACCCAGGAATGGCCGACCACGGCGTCGTACATGTCGGCGAAGAAGCCGGTCACCATGGCCAGCTTCTCGCCGACGGCGGTGACGATCTCGCCCAGCCGGTCGACCAGCCATGTGCCGACCGCCGTGATCGTCTCGCCGACGATGCGGACGACCTCGGCCCCCCAGGCCTTCAGCGTCTCCAGGAACTGCGGCAACAGGGTGTCGAGGAACGTCTTGGCCGTGTTCCACCCGTTCTGCCAGACCTGCACGAAGCTGGTCACGGCGCCCGACAGGTCGCCGTTGAACAGCTGCACCAGCATCTGCGCCACCAGGCGGATATGCTCCAGGAACCCGGTGAACAGCACCTTGACCGCCTCGATCGCGACGGTCAGTCCTCCGCCCATGCTCTGGTCGATCGCCGCCACCACGCCGGCCAGCAGCGTCACCAGCTGCGCGCCCCAGGCCCTGATCGCCTCGAGGAAAGTGGGCAGGAACGCATCCATCAGGCCCTTGGCCGCTTCCCACCGGCTGGCGAAGATGGCCAGGAAGCTGTCCATCGCCCCCGCGAAATCGCCGGAGAACAGCTGGCCGATCCCCTGGATCACCAGCTTCAGGTCCTGCCACATCTGCTGGCCGATGGCCTTCACCGCCTGGACTGTCGCGGTCAGGCCGCCGCCCAGCCACTCGTCCACCGCCCGATAGGCCTTCTCCGCCGCCTCCTTGATCTGGTCCCCATACATGATCCAGGCCGCGGCCAGCGCCGCGATCGCCGCGATAACGACAGTGACGGGGCCGCCCATCATGGCGACGGCCAGGCCCACGGCCCGGCCCGCGGCGACGATCGCCGGCACGATCTTCAAGAACCCGGCGAAGCCCGTCAGCATGAAACCGATGCCGGCGACGATCGGCCCGATCGCGGCCGCAACAGCCGCCGCGACCACAACGAATTTCTGGGTTTCGGGCGAAAGCTGCGAAAAGGCGTCGACCCCGCTCTTCAGCCAGCCCACCATGTCCCGCCACACCGGCAGCAGGATCTGGCCGATCCGCACCGACTGTTCCTGCATCACCGCCGTCAAGGCCCGCTGCTCGTTGGCGGCCGAATTCGACGTCCGCGCCAGGTCACCCTGGGCGTCCTTGGTCTGCTCCATGATGATGGCCGCGCGGGCCATGATCTTTTCCTGCTCGCTCAACTCGCCGTTGGCATCGCCGAGTCCGAGCTCGAGGGCCTTGGCCTTCACCGCCGCCTCGCTCAGGAACACGCCGAAGGCGCGCAGTGGCTCGGCCTCGCCGACCAGGCCGGCCCGTAGCTTCTCCAGCGCGTCGTCCTCGGTGACGTTGAAGAAGGACGACAGGTCGTTGGCCAGAAGCGTGAACTGCTTCGACATGTCGGCCGCCAACTCCGGCGTCGGCGCCGCGGCCTTGAACAGCTGGTTGAAGCTGAAGGCCTGCTGCTGCAGCGACTGGGTCGACCGGCCCATGGCATCGCCGGTCGTCCGCGCCCAATCGTTCATCTGTCCGGCCATGGCGCCGAACGAATAGTTGAAGGCGCTCTGCAACTCCTCGGCATCGACGGACGCGCTGACCGCCTGCTTGCCGAACAGCACCAGCGGCGCCGTGATGGCCAGCGACATGGTGGCGCCGACCCGCTGCATGCTGTCGCCGACCTTCTCGAACCGGCCGGCGAACTTCTGCACCTCGCGCGCCGCCTTGCCCAGGTCGTCGGCGAATTCGGCGATCGACGCCGACAGTTCCGCGCGCAGCGCGCCGATCACCGCCGCCATGCCTCAGCCCTCCGTCTTCTTGCGATGGTCGGCGCCGCCGAACGCGGCATTCAGCATCTCGGCGATGCGCAGCAGCTGCTCCGGCGACTTTTTCGGCGCCGGCTTCAACTTGCCGATCCTGCGCATCAGCTTGTCCAGGCCGGGGATCTTCTTGGCCCGCGCGAACTGCGCCGCGTGCCAGGCGCCGAACAGGGCCCGGCGCCACTCCATCTCGTCCCGTCGCCGCACCCCGGCGGCAAAGGCGTCGATCTCCCGGACGGTCATGTCCAGCACCTCGGCCGGCTTCAGGCCGAGGAACCCGCCCTCCTCGAAGAGGAGGTCGACCGTCCAGGCTACTGAGGGCCCGCCTCGGCGCCGGCCTCGCCCTGTCGGTCGGCGATGGCCGGCGGCGACCCGGCGTCGAACGCCTTGCCGATCACCTCCTGCACCTCGTCCAGGCCCATGCCGTCGACTAGGTCCATCGCGTCGTCCATGCTCAGGTCGCGGTGATGAGTGCGCAGCCCCGCCCACAGAATGGCGACGATATCGTTGGCGCCGAAGGCCTTCGGGTTGCCCAGGCGCTGCCCGACCTCGTCGAACGACGCCAGCTTGTAGTGGTCCTGCAGCGCCGCCATGGCGCGGACGCCGTAGCGCAGGGTATAGGTCAGGTCCCCGACCACCATCTGGCGGTCGGTAAATGCGGGTTTAGTCAAGGTCGCTCGCTCCTCGAGGAAAGGTCGGGTCAGGTCAGGGTCGGCTTGCCGGCCACCTTGAACGTGGCCGACAAGGTGGCCTTGTCGTCCAACGGAAGGTCGGGCTCGAAGGCCGACACGATGATCGGCAGGATCCAGAACACCGCCGGCGTCACCGGGAACGTCATCTTGACGTTGGTCTTGGCGCCGCTGACGAACAGGCCCAGCAGGCCGTCGGCCAAGTCGTGCGTCGCGTTGCCAGGAAGGTGGTTCAACTCCACAGTCAGTTCACCGCCGTCCTTCAGCCCGGCGATGAACTCGCGCCATCCCTCCGGGCTGGCCATGTGGGTCACGTCCGGCGTATCGCGCGACATGCCGGGGCCGGAGATATTGACCACCTCGGCCAGGGCGGTGAACGCCTCAGTCGGAGTGGCACCATCCCCGATCCCCAGGATGGTACCGTGGCCGATGAATGCTTCGCTCATGTGTAGCTCTCCCGATGCCAGATCTCGAAGTCGATGGTCTTGCGCCGGACCTTCGGCCCGGCCTTGTCCAGGTCGCTCTGAAAGGCGTTCACTTCCATCACGCGGAACGCCCCCTGGATCTGGACCGGGGGCGACCCCGCGGTCCCACGGAAGCCGCTGACGGCCGCCATGAACGCCTTCTCCAGCGCGACCCCATCGGCCTTGCGCAGAGTGAACAGGTCGAATTGCACGCGGATGCGGGCCAGCCCGGATGGCGCCTGCATGGCGTAGTGGCTCTCGCCGGTGACGACCGTATAGGTGATCGCCGGATAGGTCGGCGCCTGCGGCAGCACCTCCGGATACATCCGGGTTCCGATCAGCGCGGCGACACCGGCATTGCCGGTGACCAGGGCGAACAGCGCCGGCTCGATCATCGCTTCGCCGCCCGCAACGCCCGCGCCGCGACCTGCTTGGCCGACCTCGCTATCTCGTCCCACAGCATCCGGCCGAAATCCTCCAGCGCCTTCATCTTGCCGCCCTCCCAGGCCGGGCGCATGAACGGCTCGGCGCGCACCGCGCCTGTCGACGACCCATCCTTGTGCACGCGCGGGCCGGTGCCGAACTCGATCAGGTGCGCTTGCCGCGCCGGCCCGGCGCCCAGGAAGACCTCGACTGCCTTCCTGTCGGCGCCGCGGGCGCGGCTGCGCCGCTGCCGACGCGACAGGGTGGTGGCCACGTTGATGACGCGCTCCAGCCGCCCGGTGCGCGTGCTGTTGGCCTTCACCAGGGCGCGGGCGTGCTGCGCGATCGGCATTGCCGACTTGATCAACGCCCGGCGGATCGCCGCCTTGCGCACCCGCTTCGGCAGGGCCAGCAGCGCGGCCTCCAATTCCTTGGCGCCCTTCAGCTCCATCCGGAAGGTCCGGCGGCCGCCACTCCGAGCCATCAGCGGAATGCCGCTTCGCCCCGCGCCGCGCAGGCGATCTCGATTTTGTTCCGGCGGCCGATCTCGGTCACCCCGTGGATGTTGTAGATTCGGCCGCGATAGACCAGCCGATGGGTGTCGGGTTGGATTTCCTCGAAGCCGGGTGCCCAGCGCGCGGTGAACACGGTGTCGATCTCGGCCACCGTCTGCTGCGCCGCGAAGCGCTCGGCGGCCCGCACGTCGCGCCTGCCCATCCACACCGCATGGTCGCCCGTCGCGATCGCCGGCGCCCAGGCATCGACCTCCTCGCCCGTACCGTCCTGCGGCGATGTCTTCCTCTCGATTACCACCCGGCAATCCAGCAGCCCGGCGCGCATCAGCGCATCTCCTCCGGCCGCCGGCCCGCCATCTTGTGCTCGTTCACCCAGGGCAGCTTCGGCCCCACGATGAAATACTGGACGCCAGGCGAGATCCGTGGGCGCAGCACCCGGCCGTTGCGATAGCGCAGGAAGGGCAGCGCCTCACCAGACTTGAACTCTGGCTCAGGGCCCCAAAGCAGGTTCAGAAACCAGCCCACCGTCAAACTCTCAGCACACGGTGCTGGGCAAGGAAGAACTGCACGCTCAGCGGCAGCTCAGAAGGCGTGCTCCCGAGGACGACAGCCTCTCGGTTCTCGAACAGGTGGCCGACCATCAGGAGCAGGCCAGTGCGGATGGAGTCCGGCATGGGCAGTTCGTCGTCATAGCCGGCGTCGAACTCGACAGTGATGCTGTTCAGCTGGCAGCGGACGGAGGGGGCCGACACGCCATGGGCCAGGCTGATCAGCGACGGCGCCGGGCCGCGGTCGACCAGTCGATAGTCGGTATCGGGCATGGTCTGCTCTGCTCCGTCCTCGTCGACGTAGCGCAGCGTCGTAATGGCCCGGACCGGGGGCGGCGACAATTCGATAGGCCGGCACGGATAACTGCCGTCCAGCCGCCCGACAAATGCCTGACGCCCCAGCGCGCGATCGAGCCAGCCCGCCACGCCCGAGACGGCGCCGACGATGCAGCGCTCGATCACAGCGTCTTCACCCGCGTGGTCGATGCGCAGATGCGCCTTGGCCTCCTCAAGCGTCAGGACGGGCTCGGGCTGGCCGATCGGGTAGGAGCACAGGCGCATGTCAGGCGATCACCGCGGACGTGGCCGCGCTGGTGGCCGGGGCCGAGCCCTTGCTGTTCGTCGCCGTCACCGTGACAGTGATGGTCTTTCCGACGTCGCCGCCGACCGGCGTGTAGGTAGTCCCGGTCGCGCCACCGATGTTGACGCCGGCCGCCTTCCACTGGCGCGCGTAGGTCGCGCCTGGCCGAGCGGTCCAGCTGCCGGTGGTGGACGTCAGCACCTGGCCCACCTGCGCCGTTCCGGTGATGGCCGGCAGCACGGTGTTGGACGGCGCGACCGGCACGCCGCCGATCGAGCCGACATAGCCGGCGAAACTGCGCTGCCGCTGCTGCTTGGTCGTGATCGCCATGCTGGCCTCCCGGTCTAGGTCTTTGCGCCCTTGTTCTTCGGCGTCCCCTCGGCCTTGTTCCTGGCCGTGCCTTCCGCCTTCTCCAGAACGCCGAGCTCGACCAGATGCCTAGCATCGGCCTCGGACAGTTCACGGGTATCGCCTTCGTAGTAGGGCTTCTCGCCGTCGTGCCGGCGCATCACCTTGTAAGTGGCCATTGGCTCCTCCATCGGTTCACAGAGCAGGCAGCCCGAAGACTGCCCGCCTTGGTGAGCCGACGGCTCAGGCGACCCGCCCGAAGTCTCCGTAGATGAAGGCCTCGGGCCGGTAGACGGCGAGCGCGACCCGCTCCTCCGCCAGGACGGTGAGCAGATTCTTGATGAAGTCGTCCTCGTTCTCGGTCGCGATTTCGACGCGGGCCTGCCAGCGGTCGAACAGCTGCGCGCCAAGGCGGAAAGCGCCGGTCAGGAACTTGTCGACGCTGATGGACTGCGTCTGCACCACCGGCAGCCCCCAGAGGCTCGCCGGGATGTTGCCCTGCGGAACGCCGATGATGTAGTTGCCGCCGGCGTCCTTCAGGGTCTCGATGTAGGTCCAGTCGATCGGATTCATGACGTGGCCGGTCGCCGGGTACTCGGCGAGCACCGCCTGCAGCATGGCGAGGCGGATCCGGTCGATGCTGGTCTCGCCCGCCAGGACGATCGGCGCCGCATAGGCGGTCGCCTGCGGGATGATGCCGAGCAGGTTCTGGCCGGTGCCATCGCCGTTCAGCAGCTGGGTCTCTTCCTTGAAGGCGAGGCCGTACAGCAGCCGCTCGTCGATGATCGAGCGCAGCTGGGCGATGTCCTCCAGCACCTGACGGGAGGCCTTCATCCAGTGGGCGATGACCTTGGCGGTCGTGCTCTTCATCGCCAGCTTGATGTCGGACCCCGGCTTCGCCGCGGCCTCCGCCACCATTCCGGCGTTGTTGGTGAACCCGGTCTCCTGGACATACTCCAGGGTGCTGCCATCCATCTGGCCGGGCGACAGCAGGTCACGCACAGTCATGCGGCGCTGCGGGAGCGGCAGGATCCCTGGCAGGCGGGTCGGCTGAACGCCAGCACCGACCGCGCCGGCAGTGTCGGTGGTCGCGGAAGTGAGGGTCGCCTTGACCTGGATGTCGACGCGGCCGCGGGGCTGCGCCTGGCCGAGGAACTCCTTGACCTTCTCATCCTCGACGAAGCGCTGGCCGACGGTCTTCTCGGCCTCCTTCGTGCCGTCGCCGGCGCGGGCCAGCTTCTGCTCGAGCTCGGCCAGTTGCTCCTGAAGGCCGTTCATCTTCAGGAGCGCCTCGTCGGCCTTCTCCTTGACACCCTGGGTCAGTGCCTCGCCGCTCTTAGCCTTGCCAAGGGCCTCTTCGGCAATGCCCTTGACCGCGTCCAGGGACTTCTCGAACGCGGCCTTCACTTCGCCGGCAAGCTGCTCGGCGGTCTTCGTCTCGGACATTACGTCCTCCGGATCTGAGTGGGGGGGCAGTTACCCGGCCAGCAGCGTTTGCAGGAACCGGGCCGCTTCATCCGCCTTGGCCTCGGGCTCCCCCCGAAGATGCGGAGCGGCCTTGCCGGCGATGGCCGCGGCAAGGCTCTTAGAGAAGCCGCCTGCATCCCGCAGGAACTCCTCGAATTCCCGGACAGACGGCATGCCGCCGCCCTCCAGAATTGCTTTCACGCTGGTGACCCGGGCCCGGATGTTCATGGGCATGGTCACGAGCGAAATCTCACGCAGGTCGATCTTCTTCAGCCGGCTGACGCCTGGCCGCTTCTCGTCCTCAGCGATGCCGCCGGCGGGGATGCGGTAGCCGATCGACATGCCGCCTATGGATTTTGCCTTCAGGTGGGCGTGCGCGCGCAGGGCCAGCGGGTCGCTTTCGATCAGCAGCCGGCCGCGGACCTTCAGGCCCTTCTTGTCCTCGGTGATGTCATGCCACACGCCGATCGGCTCGCGCTGGTCGTGCTGCCACAGCATCGGGATCGTGCGGCCGTCCTTCCTCGCCTGCTCGACGCTCTCGACGAAAGCGCCCGGCTCGACGATGTCGCCGCCCAGGTCGACGTTTCCGAAGGTCGAGGCATAGCCCTCGAACTCGCCATCCTCGCCCACCGCCTTGGTGTCGAGCATGTAGTCGTAGTGCTGGGTCATGAAGCACTCCGCGGTCTGGAGGGACGACGCCACGGTCAGGCGTTCCCGGCGGCGGGCAGTCGCCCCGCCTCGGTGATAGGGGCGTTCTGGATCTGCATCCGCGGCACGTCGCCGCCCTCGACGCTCGGCAGGTTCTCCAGCGCCCGGACCTCGTTGATCGTCATCCAGCCGTTGGTCAGGGCCGACTGGTAGAAGGTCGCTCGCGCGGCGCTGTCCCCTCGCAGGAGCCCCTGAATGTTGAATTCGATGGCGAGCCCAGCAGCTCGATCCGCTGCGGTCAGCAGCTGCTTCTCGAGCGACTGCTCGATGCGGTTCAGTCGACGCCGCAAGGTGAACTTCTGCAGGATCAAACCCTGCTGCTCGACGCCGGTCGGCCAGCTGGTCGTCTTGCTGGTGTGGCCGATCATGACCGGCGGGACGCCGAAGAACCGGCAGATCTCTTCGATAGAGAACGCCCGCGACTCCAGCATCTGCGCATCTTCTGGAGTGAGGCTCAGCTGTTCCCACTTGCTGCCCCCCTCCAGCACCATCGGCCGGCCGGCGTTCATCGCGCCGGTGAACTTCTCGATCAGCGCGGGCTCCAGAATGTCACGCTGCTCCTTCGTCAGAAAGGTGCCAAAGGTCAGAACGCCAGAGGGCCGAAGCCCGTTGGAGTACATGCCGCCGGCGGTCCGATCCGCGGCCTGGGCCAGGCCGAACGTATGCCGGCCGAAATGCAGGGTCGACAGCCCGCCGAGCGGGTCGCCGCCGAACCCCCGGATATGCAGCATGCCCGCTTCGGTCTCGACGTAGGACGTGCCGTCCTGCGTCCACCGGTACTCGATGCCGCCGCTCGGCAGGCGCCGCACCGACGGGAGCCGGGGGTCAATCGGCTGCAGGGCAACGATGCGGTCGCCGGATTTCACCTTCCGGGCAAAGGTGTTGCCGCGCAACTCCAGCGCAGCCGACATGAACTCCCAGAAATCCGATGCCGTCTGGTCCGCATTGGGGCTGTCATGCAGCACCCGGTACAGCGGGTGGTCCTTGACGACTTCCTTCGTGCCGTCGGGCAGCGTCCGGTAGACCATCAGCGGCAGCGAGGCGATGGTGCCGGCCAGCAGGTTGACGCAGGCCCACACCGCCGAAAGCGCGAGCGCGCTGGTGTCCGTCACCGCCTCGCCGGCATGAGCGCGATCGATCGGCCAGCCTTCCGGATCCCTGATGTCCAGCCACCGCTTCACCACCGTGGCCATCTTGTGGCGCAGCTTCATGCCGCCCTCTTCAGGCTGGCCAGGTAGCCCTCGAATCCGTCATCCGGCGCCGGCGGCTTTACCATCGGCGCGATCGCGTTGATCGCCGCGTCGACGCCATCGATCTTCTGCGGCGACATCGGCGCCTCCTTCTTCGGAATGATCGAGCCGTCGACGCGTCGCGAAACCACGACGTTGCTGGCGCACCAGTCCATGACGGGGTTGCCGTCGTGCCTCAGCCGGCTGGGTCCGGACTTCACCCGGGCCTCCAGATCCTTGGCCGGATCCGTGACGTTCGGCGCCGACTTGTGCAGGATCCCCGCGATCGGCGTGTCCGGGCTTGCCAGATCTTCGTTGAGCCGGCTCGCCATGGCCTGGCCGGCCGCGAACTGGTCGAACGTGACCTGCCGGACCCCGAGGCTGCCGATCCACTCGCGGATCAGCTTCTCGACCTCGTTGTGGTCGACCCAATCACCAGGGGTGAGGATCAGGTGGCCTTGTTTCTGCCAGGTCCGATAGGGCGCCGGCCCCTTCCCTTCCGCATGATCGGCGTGTTCCAGCACCGCCTCGGGAAGGAAGAACCGAGGCTTGACCAGCAGCCGGCCGGCCTTGTCGATCGCCGCCAGCACCAGCGCAGTCAGGTCGTCCTTGTCCGCCAGGTCACCGCCGACATAGCAGTCGAGCCCCTTGAAATCGTCCCAGCTCAGCGTCGGATCCGCGCAGGCCTTCCACTGCGCCATGTTGAGCCACGCGCCCGCGGCGTTCATCCAGACGTTCAGGCGCTTGGTCTTGAACTCGCCCTCGGCGCTCGGCGACTGCCGGGCATCCTTGGCGTATTCCGTCATGCTCCGCAGCGTCGGCGTGATCCCCAGCATGGGGTTCGCCTTGATCCACACCTTCGGGTCGAACGGGTCGTCTGCCGGCCGGACCACCTTGCCGGCGTCGTCCACCTCCTCGTCGTCGAGGGTGAAGATGATCCCGAAGAAGTGGTCGGCCTCGAAGATGCCCTGCAGCACCTTCGTCAGGTAGGTCCGCTGCTCGTAGCAGACGCCGTGCAGGTTGTAGCCCGCGGTCGTGATCGACCACATGAGCGGGTTCTTGCGGGCGCCGAAGGCCGACTTGATGACGTCGAACAGCCCGCGATCCTTGTGCGCGTGCAGCTCGTCGAGGATGCCGACGTGCGGGTTCCAGCCGTCCTGTGTCGAGGCCTTGGCGTTGATCGTCTGAATGAAGCCGTCGCTCTCGGCGCAGGTGATCGACCTGGCCCAGGCCGCAACGCCGAAGGCCTCCCGAAGGTCGGGAGTCTTCCTAACCATCGACTGCGCCGGCTTGAACACCTTCTGCGCCTGCGCACCGGTGGTCGCGCCGATGATGACCTGCGGCCCGGGCTCTCCTTCGCAGCACAGGCAGTACAGCGCGACACCGGCCGTGAGCGTGCTCTTGGCGCCCTTGCGCGCCATCTCGATGTAGACGTCCGAGAACCGCCGCAGGCCGTCCTCGTGCCGGCGCCAGCCGAAGACCGACACCAGGATGAAGATCTGCGGCGGCTCCAGCCGGATGTTCGGCTCATCCCAGACGCCCTCGACGTGCGGCAGCTTCTCGATGAAGTCGCACACGTCGTTGCCGTGCCACGGGTCGAAGTAGAACTCCCAGCCGACCGCCGCCCGCTTCAGGTCGTCCAGATGGCGCTTCGCCGCTAGCCGGACCCACTTGCAGAACCGCTCGCCCTTCTTGTCGGCCACCGCCTCGCGGGCGTAGGCATTTGCGATGCCGACGTAGTCGCGAGCGTGGGTCAGCTCCTTAGTGGCGGCCATTCCGGCTGAAGGGGTTCTTGCTCTTGCCGTCCTCGGCCCCGCCGCCCTGCAACCGGCTCTTGGCGCCGAAGATGCCGAACTGCTCGGCCATGCGGCGGGCCTCGGTCAGCGCCGCCACGGGCGGGCACTCGCCCTCTCGCCAGGTTTTGTTGATCGCGCCCTGCAGGTTGCAGTAGTTGGCGAACTGCGTGCTGTCCTTCTCGGTCGCCATGCGAGACGCGGTAACGCGCCCGATGTCGTCCATCCAGACTTCCTCACCCTCGGCCGTGAGCCAGTCCGGCTGGGTCGGCATGGCGTTGGGCTCGTACAGATCGACGGACGGCGCTGCGCTGCGCGACAGGGTGCCGCGGGCGATGCGCTCGGCCGGGAGATCGGGCTTGGGGCCTCGCTTCATCCCGTCATCCTCTGTTCAACCGAGTTCGATTTTACTGGGCCGCCAAGTTTTATTCACAGGCGCGAAAATCTGACGAAGGGCGCCGGTTTCCGACGGCCGGGAGCGCAACTTTCTTACACCCCCCAGGGACGTGTCATTTCTGCAACAGATGCGCCTTGGTCATGCATGTTGCAGCGCGGCATGCGATCTCCGACCCGCGACAGGCTCGCATCAGGCCGGGCGTCGGGACCGCGTCAGGGCCGCCGCTTCGATCCGCTGCTTCACCCGGTTGTGATGGGTGATGCAGAGTGTCTGCTTCGGCCCATGGAAGAACAGGTGCGGATCTCCGCGATGCGGCTGCTCATGGTCGACGATCAGGCCCCGCATGCTCGGGTTCGGCTCCGGCGACCCGTCCACCTTCCGTCCGCCATCGTTCAGGATGCCGTTGGCCCGGCACATGCGGCAGACGGGTTCCAGGGCCAGATGCTCGGCGCGGATCCGACGCCAAGCTGCTGACCGATACCAAGCCCGATAGTCCCTGCTGCTGCGCTTGGCGTCATGCCTGCGGTCACCCGAGCGCTGTGCCGCTCCCTTCGCGGCCATCTGCATGCGGGGCGGACGAGAGGGCATTGGACTTCAGCCTCGTCGCTGAGATGGCGTGCCGCCCGCTGGCGTGTCGCCGTAGACAAGGACCCGGGTTGCGGCTGGCGGCGGGTTGTCGACGGTCTGGTACGGCATGCAGACCTCGGAAACGAAAAACCCGCCACCGGTTTCCCGGGGCGGGCTGTCTTCGGGCGCACGACGTCACCCTGCATATTGGTAATGGACCACATCTCAGGCGAGAGCGCAAGCCTCAGATGCGACAGCTACGCCGCTTCCTTCATGGCATCCACGGCGGCGCGGCCGGCGGCCTTGATTCTCGGCGCCGCCCGCACGAGCGCGTCCAGGGCATCCCGGATCAGCGGGGCCGCCGCGATCGCCTTGGGCAGCAGCGCATCCACATCGGCCGCTGGGTCCGGGCAGGCCAACGAGAGCGCGATGCGGCACCGGAAATCGAGCCGGCCGAGCGCGTCGAGCGTCTCGCGGTACTGCGCCATGGTCCGGGCGAAGGCCTCGGCGTTGTCGACCGAGAGCGAACGCCCCTGCGGCTTCTGCGCCATGCCGCGCGGGGCCGCGATCTGGCGGCCGACGCGGTCCATCAGCTCGCCGTAGTCGAGCCCGGCGAGGTAGCGGCCGGTCGCGATGCCTGGCGCCTCGTGCTCGTTGATTGCCAGCGCGCCGCGACGGTAGAGCGCCCCGAGCACGGTCCCGCCCAGCTGGTCGCGCCACGCATCGCCGTCCCCACCCGTGGCGCTCGCGCGCCTCGCCGCCAGCTCCGGCGTGACGGCCTCGACCTGCTGCCGCACGACCTGGCCGCCGGGATGCCGCGGCCTGATCGACCGTGGGCGCCCTGCCCTTCCACGCTTTTTCGCCACCTGAGACCTCCGCTCAAACCGACCGCACAATCTCCGTCCCGTGCCTCATGAGCCGCGGTAAATCGGAGGTCCGTTGATCGGGCAATGATCACCACAGAAGTCGCCGCCGAACGTCGTGGGCCAAGTCGCGTTCTCGTCGTATTCCTCGACGTCCGGGATCCGGAAGGGCATCGGCGCGTGGCGGCGACACTGCCCACTGCGGTGCTCTCGCGGCACGCCCGGTTCCGGAACGAGCGGCACGTCGGTGTCAAGCCAGAATCGGCATGTCCTGCAGGCCCAAGCCGGGCGCTTATCGGTGCTCATGTGGATGCTCCTGTTGTGTTGTCGGAAGTGAGGGGGGTTTCTGGGGTTTCAGGGGGTTTTTTCAGCCACTACACCTAAACTGTCATAGGCAAGCAGTACTGACCTTTGACAGTTTCGCGCGGGGTAGTGGGAGAAACCCCAAAAACCCGAGAAACCCCCCGTAGCTAGTCATGGCGAATGGCCCTCATCGGCGCTGACGAGGGCATACTTGTTGCCGTTCTTCTCATCCGGAAAACTGATAATTTTCAATGAATTAACCACTCGGCCTTGGTTGCGCATGAGCCATCGGCCAAGTGATTTCGACGAGATCCGTCCTCCGTTCCCGGCGACCTTCATCATCGCGTCGTGAAGATCCGGGAACCGATAGTCGCTGTTGCCGAAATCCTCCTCTGACCTGGCGACGATCGCCCGCGTCGTGTACTTGGTGTCCAGGGAAAGGCACTCCTCCCATTGACCGAAGACCTCCTTGATCTCCATCAGCTGGGGATCCTCCTCTCTCGCTTTCTCCATGCTGGCGACCGGGTCGGCCTCGCCGAGCCAAACGAGCGCCGAGCGCACCATGTCGGACCAATCGTCATACGATCCGATCGGTGCAAGTTTGCCGGGTGAGCCGGCGGCCATGTAGGCACGAACCACGGTCAGGGCTGCGGCGACATACTTGCCGCGATCGGCGCTGACTATGTCCGTAGGCTTGAGTGTGAACGCCCGAAGCTCGGGCCGTTCGACGCCGGCATCGAGGTTGCAGACCACGGCCCGGCGGGTCATGTCGCCTCGGAGCTGGAGGTTGTTGCCGGTGGCGAAGCAGGTCGACCGGACCTCGATCTCGGGCGCCTCCGAGCGTCCCAAGATGCGCGCCCGGACCATCGGGCGCTCGACCATCTGGCAGAGCATGTCGCCGCCCATCTCGCCGTTGCAGTTATCCAACGAGATGATCGGGACGCCGGCCATCAGCAGGGCGCCGAGACGCTTCTCGGTCTCCTCCTCAACCTTCCCCATGGTGATCACGGGGCACTTCTGGCCAATGGCGATCATGCTGGCAATGTCGACTAGGTAGGTCTTGCCGGTCCCCGCGGTTGAGGCCTTTATGGCGTGCATGGGTGCCACCGGCATCGCTGGGCGACAGACCGCCGTCAGGATGCCGGAGAGGGCCACGGCGCGATCGACGGGTGAGACGAACGGGAATTCGACAAGAAGATCCTTCAGAAGATCGAGGGCCCCAACTGCGTCCTCTTGCGTCGGCCGCTCGACCAGCAGCGGCATCTGCAGCAGCTTGTCCTCGGCGTAGAATACTCGAGTGGCCGGGTCGTATCCGGGCTCCGCCAGGACCGAACCATCGCGCCGCAGCGTTGGGGTAGTGACGATCGCGACCACCACCGGGAACTGCCAAAGACCCTCCCGGTTGAGGAGGATGCTGGCCACGTCGCGCGGAGGCTTCGTGGCAGCCCAATCTTCCTTGCGGCCGTCGAATCTTTCGAACCGGATGGTCTCCGCCATAGCGTCGACCAACTCGTCGTTGGTCATCACTCGAAACTTGCCGATCAGAGCCGTCTTGTTGTCGGCGGCAGCGACATTCTCTGTCACTGGGCGCACCAGCTTTCCGGCGCGGACGAAGATGGGAAGCCCAGCCTTAATCAGCAGCGCTTCTGTCTCGTTCACGTTCTGGTAGAGCCGGTCATTCTCAAGCTGGATGATAGGGCGGCCGCCGCGATTGAAGCCGCCTGTGCCCGCTGCGTCGGCGTTGATCGGGGTCGTGACATCCGATGCTTGCTGCTGCCGTGTGCGAGCCCGCTTCTCGCGTTTCCCATCACGCGCCTGAGGTTCGCACGCGTCGTCGTTCGCAACCGGCGGCGGGTCATACTCATCGGGCAAGGCGAGTGGCACATATGAGCGCAGGCGAGGCCGCAGCCACGCCATGGCGTCCGTGTCGGGCGGCAGGTCCGCAGCGTCGAACTTCTCCGGCAGGTCGACGGTATCCGCGATCGAGACGGTGCAGTTGTGCAATGCGAGGATCGTCGCGATCTGGTTGGACGCCTCGCGCCCAGGGTCGTCGGCATCAGGCCAGATGACCACCTTGCGGCCAGCCAGGGGAGCCCAGTTGACGCGGGAGACCGATTGCGTGCCGCCAGGCCAGGTCAGGCATGGATTGGTCGGCAGGAGCTTGGCGGCGGCGTCGGCGGCCTTCTCGCCTTCGCAAATGACGACGACGGCCTTGGGCTTTGCGGTGAGTTCCGGGAGGCGGTAGAGCGGGCGCGGCTCGGGAAACTTGCGGATGCACCAGCGGCGTTCGCCAGTCGGCGTCTCGCAGAACATGATGGCCGGGGTGATCTTGTGCTCGGCATCGATCTGGACGCGCAGGACGTAGCCGATCAGGTTGTTGTCGGTGTCGATGTATGGATGGATGGAGACCGGGCGGAACGACGTCTCGCGCTTATCGGGCCGGTCGATCTGCTTGATGTTCAGGAGCTTGGGCGTTCGCTTGCCGGCGACGATCGCGGGAGCGTCGTCGGGTACAGGAACGATCGGCTTGAACGCATCGTATGGGTCGGGTGCGGCCGGCCGGATTTGCCGGGGCCGGTCGGATGGCGTGAACGCCCGGTCGCCCGCGATGATGGCGCATGCGTCGCGGAAGCCGACGCCGTCGTGCTCCATCACGAAGTCGATGCCGTCGCCATGGGCGCCGCAGCCGAAGCAGTGATAGAAGCCCTTCTCTGGCACGACGTGGAAGCTGGGCGTCTTCTCCTTGTGGAACGGGCACAGGCCGCGGTATTCGCGTCCGTCCGGGATGAGGGTGACGTACTTGCCGATCAGGTCCGGGAGCGAGACGGAATCGCGGACGGCGTCGGCGTCGATGAGCTGATGGGTCACCGAACACCTGGCTCATCGTCGAGGAGGTCGAAACGGAAACCAGTCTCGTCCTTTGGGATTGGTTGCGAGTCGCCGCAGCGCGTCGGGTTCAGGCACGGCAAATCAGCGAGCGGCTTCTGGCCCCAGCCACCGTAGGCATAGATCGTCAGAACGAGCATCCGGGGACACTTGCGGCATTTCGCCAGGACGATCCGCGCGATGTCGGGCTCCTGAAACTCGTCCTCAGCGATGTCGCTCATTCCACGGTCCCGACTGCGGCGTTGAGGCGGGCCTTGCAGAGAGCGCAGGCCGGCGAGATCACTCCCTTGGTAAGGGAGAGGTCCTGAGTTCAATTCATCGAGCGATGCCGATCACCGCTCGGCCGCCGCATCCGCCTCCGGCGCTCGGAGCGAAGGCGGAAGAAAACGCGCCAGGCGCGGGAAATCGCGAGCAAGACGCTCCCGATCAGCCTCATAGGCAGACTCCATGTCCTCTAGCCGGCGCTGGGATAGGTCCGCCGCGCTGATGATCGCGAAGTACTCGTCGACCCGCGGCCGCTCGACCTGGCGATACCAATAGGCCCGGGCCCGGGCAACGGAGATGCCGGCCGTGCGTGCCGCGCGCGAGAGCCAGGACGGAACCGGCTCGTTCGCTCGGATCGGCGCAGCGATCACGGGCAGGCAAGATCGAACCTCCTCAGCGAAAGCGTCCGCTGTCATCGGGGGCTCCTGGTTTCGGGATTTCCTGAAAGAACTTTTCGAGATTTCCAACGCCGTTCCACTCCACATTGGGGGCGTGGAGACGGTGGTCATCTGGACCGTGATCGAAGGCGGCGCGAGAGTTGGAACCTCCTGCGCGCCGCACATCGACCGACTGTCCTACTCCGCAGAGATCCCTGATGTAGAGATCGGGAGAGTGCTCAGGGTGGCTCCCCAGCGCCCGGCACCCTCCCGGTGCGGCCGGGGTCGGACAGGATGGATCCGACCCCGGCGCAAGGTGAGCAGCCAGACAGGAGAACGAGCCATGGCGAAGATCATCGACATCGTCCGGCGCCTTCGCGCCAACCTCACCACTCTCCCGCAGAGCTGGACCCGCGAGTTGATGGTCGTGTGACGGGCGTGGGGCGCCGAGTTCGCGCCGCATTGCGACCGCGCCTGGCGGCGTCGCGCTCAGGTCAGCACGGGCCTTTCCATGCCAAGGCGACATCATGCGGCGCACCCATCGAGGGGGCCGCCGTCTGCACGGAACTGGCGGAAGGCGCTGGCTCCGACCGCACCTCCCGTTTCATCTTCAATGCGCAGGAGCGTGAGAAGTGAAGGCCTCTGCTTTCCCGTTTCGATCCGGGAAAGCGAGGCGATGGAAATGCCAATCCGTCCCGCCATGTCCTCCAGCGTGACGCCAATGGCCTTCCGATATGCTCGGAGAGGATGTGACATGCCGTTTCTGTTACGCCAAACGGAAAATCTCGTCAAGCAGATTTCCGTTTGGCGATAGCGACATCCCTTTGCGCTTGCCGTAAGTTCGTGTGATGCCCAAGCGACCCATCACCTTACCGACCCGCGAACGCCACTACATCCGAGAGTGGCGAGAAGCTCGCAGCCTAACGCAAGCGCAGCTTGCCGAAGCTGTCGGATCATCGACAGCGAATATCTCCCGAATAGAGAACAACCGGCAGGCATACACCCAAGACATGCTCGAAGCGATAGCGAGATGCCTTGGAGTTTCAACAGCAACGCTGCTTTCTGGCCCTCCGGATGCGCATGCAAATCCCACCAACGCCGGCTTTGCCGGCGTAACGGCCGCGCCTGAATTTCGCCGAATCAGCATAGTTGGCTTTATTTCCAACGCAGACATAGTAGATTATATTTCAGATGATCCAGAAAAGGGTCTTGGATTTTTATTAGAAACAAAGCATGTTTTCGAAGCCGTTGTAGTCAGAGGAAGCAACCTAGCGCCGACATATAGAGACGGAGATATCCTCGTCTATCAAAAACTGCGACCGCTATCGGCGAGCTTTCTCGGAGCCCCTTGTATAGTAGAGCTAACTGATGGCCGCTTCTTTCTCAAGCAGCTTCTGCCCGGCTCATCTCCGGACCTATTCACGCTAACTAGCCACAATCTCGGCATCCCGGCGATTGTCGACGTAGCGGTAAGGCACGCAGCACCGATTGTCCTTCACCTTAGCAGCCGCTTTCGAGAATCCCACGCGCTCCAGCGCTGATTCGAAGCTAAGCAGAAAGCGCTTTACGCCAAACGGAATAATGCGTTTGACGACACATTTCCGTTTGGCGTAATATTCTTTTGTCAGCACCCGCTGACCGCCCCTCGCGGCGCCCACTGGGGAGGCACATATGCCCAGAGACATCATTCCAGCCGAGATCATTGACCCAGCCGCCATCGCCTACCAAGCGTTCTCAGCGGCCAATGAAGCCGCCGAGTTCGCTCTCGTTTCGAGGGGAAACATGGGAGTGGCCGAGATCAGAGCCAAACATCCGGCCTTCGCAGAAGAGAAGAAGGCAGCCGATGACGTGTTCGCGGCGAAGGCGACATCGGTGGCCGGCGTTGTAGCGAAGCTTCGAGCGCTGCACGAGTATGCTTGGCTAGAGACCCACGAGGCCGACGAAATCATCGTCGATATCGCGGACGAGCTTGAGGCGATCGAGCGCAGGCGCTCACTCGTCTAGATACGACTGGTACCTGAACGGCCCGCGGCACAGCGTTGCGGGCCGTCATCATCTGGGGTCGGCCTGGCGGCTGGCCTTGACGCACTGCCCACTCTAGGACCGTGTCGATGCCAAACCCACGCAAACTCCTTGGCCGCGGCAGCGTGAGGGCGCCCGGCAGCCGGCGCATCGTCGTCCGGTTCGATGACGAGACGTTCGCCGCAATCCGACGCCGCGCGGAGGAAGCGGACACCAGCTTCGCCGAGGAGGTTCGCACGTTGGTGGAGTGGGGCCTGGAGGACGCGGAAGGATGATGGCGAAATCGCGCCAAGGCCTTGCAGACGACATGTCCCTTGCCGAGGTGGCCGCCCGTCTCGGAAAATCCACCCGCTGGCTGCAGGGGCGCCTCACCGAGGACGGGAGGAGGCCGCCCAGGCATCAGCGGCTCCAGCATCACCACTATGTCGGGGCTAGCCGCCAATGGGACGAGGCCGGGTATCAGGCACTCAAGGAGGCGATCCGGCGCGAAGACACCGAAAAGCGCCGGCGGGGCCCCGTGTCGTCGAGCGGGCGGGACATTGGTACGTCATCGGCACACTTCGGGTTGATGGACGCTCAGTCCGCATTCGCCGCAGTACTCAGCTACCGGCCCGGCCAGAGCTCCGGAGCGACGCCGACGCCATCCGCGACAGATGGTGCACCGCCATCCGGCGGGAAGTCGTCCACGGGGTCAAGCCGACCGTCGCGCTCTCGGTTGCGGCTTATCAGTACCTGAACCGGCCACGGACCCGGCCGCTCAACGGGTTCGATGTATCCGTCGTCAAGCAGATCACGGCCCGGTTTCCGCGCGACGACCTCGCCGGGATCTCCGACGAACGGTGGAACCGCTTCATCGATAAGCGCCAGGCCGGGAACAAGCCGCAGACCCGCGAGCGCTACCTCGATGCCGTCTTCACCTTCCTGAACTGGTGTGCCGAGCCGCCGCGAGAGTGGATCCAGCGCTTGCCGGCGATCGACCGTGACAGCGAGGCGCGGAAGCCAAAAAGCCCCAGCCGCCGCCGAGTCGTCGATCTTCGACCGGATCTGATCGCCCTCATGATCGAGAACGCTTGGTGGCACCTTCGGCCGCAGCTCGCAGTCGAGTGGTCGACTGGCGCCCGGGTGAGCTCCATCGTCCACGGCTGCCGGGTTTGCGACGCCATCCTCGTCCACGGTCGGGGCCAGATCACGTTCCACGACACGAAGAACGGTGATTCGGTGACCGCCGCCCTGCATGACTGGGCGGTCGATGCGGTCCTGGCCTATCTGGAGCGCCGTGGCGCCATCAAGAGCCGCGAGGAGCCGCTGTTCCTGACCGACCAGGGCAAGCCGTACAGCCGCAAGGGCTACGAGGCCGGCATGGGAGGTCAGAACAAGACTGCCTATCGCGGGATGCGCTGCCGCACGGTCAAGGCGCTGCTGCGCCGTTCCGTGCTCGCCAGGCGGGTCGGCGACGTGCCGGCGGCCGCGCGCCACCGCGAGGACGCGCGCCTGGTCGCCCAGGTGACCCAGCACTGGTTCCGGCACAAGCTGTCGACGACCCTGCTATCCCAGGGCACCGACCTTCGCACCGTCATGTCGCAGGGCGGCTGGCGGGATCCGCGGTCGGCTCTGCGCTATGCGCACACGGTCACCAGCGTGCAGCGGGCGGCCGTCGACGCGCTGCCGATGATGGCTCCGCTGGGGGCCGAGATTGACCCATCTTTGACACAGACGCCGCGGCCGTCCCGGAAATCGTAG